GTCAAAACCGGCGAGCTGTTAACCGATTGGCTGCCCTGGTTAGAAGGCCGCGCAGGCACCACGCGAGACTGGGACCCGCCCACCAAAGGCGAGCAAGTCATCCTCTTTTCACCCGGCGGCGACCCTGCCAACGGGGTGGTGCTGTGCGGGCTGTGCTCAAACGCGCACCCCGCCCCGGCGGAGGTCGCCACGCTGTGGCGCAGAATCTTCCCCGATGAAGGGCTGTTCGAGTACGACCACACCAACAGCGTGCTTCGCATTCGCCTGCCCGGTGCCATCGAAATCAGCGCCCCCGGCGGCACCATCTGGCAAGGCAACATCCAGCACACCGGTGAGCTCAACCGGCAAGGCGGCTACCAGCAGCAAGGCGGCGGCCTGACTCACAACGGCAAAAACGTGGGGCACGACCACGCCCATAGCGGAGTACAAGGCGGGCCATCAAACACAGGGGCACCCGTCTAATGTCCGGCATGAACGCACGCACCGGCCGCGCCATGGATTCGCTGGCCCACATCCAGCAATCGGTGGCGGACATTCTCACTACCCCCATCGGCTCCCGCGTCATGCGCCGGGAGTACGGCTCGCTGCTGCCAGAACTGATCGACCAGCCCTTAAACGGCCCCACCGCCCTGCGCGCTTATGCCGCCACGGTGGTGGCCCTAATGAAGTGGGAACCGCGCATTCGCGTGCAGCAAGTCACCCGGCAGGTTTCTACCCAGCGCCCCGGCCGCTTCGATCTCATCATTACTGCTCAGCGCGTGGATAACGGCGAGCGCGTCAGCCTGGCGGTACCGCTCAGGGGGAACCTGTGAACAACGCCATCGACCTCTCCCAACTCCCCGCGCCCAACGTCATTGAGCCGCTGGACTATGAAACCCTGCTGGCCGAGCGAAAAGCCCGGCTAATCGCGCTTCACCCCGAAGAAGAACGGGAAGCCGTGGCCGAGCTGCTCGCGCTGGAATCCGAACCCACGGTCAAGCTGCTGCAGGAGAACGCCTATCGCGAACTGCTGCTACGCCAGCGCATCAATGAAGCCGCCCGCGCGGTGATGATCGCCTTTGCCAACGATGAAGACCTCGACCAGCTCGGGGCCAACCTGAACGTGAAACGCCTGGTGCTGGACGCAGGCGACCCCACCGCCATTCCGCCGGTACCGCCCACCCTGGAAAAAAACCGCGACTACCGCGCTCGTATTCAGCTCGCTTTTGAAGGGTTATCGGTGGCAGGGCCAAGCGGGGCCTATGAATATCAGGCCATCAGCGCCCACCCCAACGTGTTAGATGTCTCGGTCGCCAGCCCAGAGCCGGTAGAGGTCGTGCTCACCATTCTCTCCCGAGAAGCCGGTGGCCAGCCCAGCCAAGCGGTGCTAGAGGCCGTGCGCAAGCGCGTGGATGAACGCCGCCCGTTAACGGATCGCGTCACCGTGCAGGCCGCCACCCTGCTGCCGTTCAACATCACGGCGGTGCTGGCCCTGCGCGCAGGCCCCGATCCCGCCGTGATTCGTGAGCAAGCCCGGCAACAACTTACGGCATACGTGGAAGCCCGCCATCGGCTAGGGGCGTGGATCACCCGCTCAGGCGTTCACGCCGCCCTCACCGTCGAAGGCGTCGAGCGCATCACCCTGGAAGGCTTTAGCGAAATCCTCGCTGCTCAGCACCAGGCCCCACACTGCACCGGCATCACCCTGCAAACGGAGGGCGTATGACCGACCTACTGCCCCCTAACCGCACCGCGCTGGAAACGCGCCTAGCCGCCTCGCACCCGCTCGCGCTGCCGGTACCGCTGCGCACGCTCTGGAACCCGGCCACCTGCCCGGCGCACTGCCTGCCGTTTCTGGCCTGGGCGTTCTCGGTGGACCAGTGGCACGAATCCTGGCCGGAGAGCGTCAAGCGTCGCGTGATCGCCAATAGCGCCGAGCTTCACCGCATCAAAGGCACCCGCCCAGCGGTCGAGCTCGCCATGGAATCCCTCGGGGTAGAAGTCGAGCTCACCGAATGGTTCGAGGCCACGCCCCATCTGCCACGGGGCACCTTCCGCGCCGTGCTCTACGTGAACGAAAACCTCACGCCCGAGGCCCCGGCGCTGCTCAGCGACACGCTCTACACCCAACTACGCCAGGCCATCGACAACGCCAAGAACCAGCGCAGCCACTACACCTTCCAGGTGGGTGCCCGCTACGCGGCGGGCATGGGGGCCGCCAGCGCCGTCAAAAGCGCCGCCGTTCGGCGCGACACCGCCAACGCCATCACACCCCCGCTAAACGCCCAAAGCTCCCTCGGCGCGGCGGCCGTGCAGCGCACGGCGGCCGTCTCCCGCTGGGTGGCCACCGCCACCCAATCCCCCAAATTATCCACCCCGCTTGCCGTGGCCTGCACTTTCCGCGCTACGGCGGTGGCCCGTTACCCCATGGAGGCCCCCGCATGACGGCCCTTGTTCCCACGCTCACCCTCGCCGGGCTAAACGCCGTGTTCAATGCCCAAGGCGATGGCCTGCAAGCCCGCATCACCCATATTGTGCTGGGCGACCAAGGCCGCACGCCCAGCCCATCGCACACCTCACTCGGTAACCAGCGCCGCCGCATCGCCATTGCCGATGGTGAAAAGACCGCCGAGCGGCAGCTTCACGTCACCGGCGTGGTGGATGGCGACGGCCCGGAGTTCTGGGTGCGGGAAGTGGGTTTTGAACTGGAAGACGGCACGCTGCTGGCGATTTGGTCCAACACCCAGCCGCTGGCCTACGTCTCCAACAACGTGCCGTTGCTGCTGGCGTTCGATTTACGCCTGGAGGCGCTACCGGCGGATGCCGTCACCATCGTCACCACCGGGGCCAACCTGTCACTAGCGGCCTGGGGGGAACAGTACACCGCCAACGCGGCGGCCATCGTCGACAACATGGCCCGCCAGGTGGATCTTCTCTACCGCGTTCAAGCCCTAGAGAAGCGCCCATGAGCACCCAGGCCCCCACGATCAGCCTGGTGGCCGGTACCACGTATCGCTTTAGCGCGACCTGGGCCAGCGACGACGCCCACGCCACGCCAATCGACCTCACCGGCTGCGAGGCAGTGTTCGCGGTAGTCAGCTACCAGGGTGAGACACTGCTCACCTGCGAGACGGGTAACGGCATCGACCTGGCACCGGAAGACGGCGGCATCCACCTGCACCTACGCCCTGAGCAAACCGCTGGCCCCGTGGCCCAGCACTGGGCAGGTGCTCGTTACGAGCTGCGCATCACCTTTCCCAATGGCGATGTGTTCAGCCTGCTGCAAGGGCGCTTTCAGCTACAGCCGGGGGTGATTCATGGCTAACGCCACGCGCCTGACTATCACCATGCCCGCCCGCAGCGTCACCGTGCGCTTGCCCGCTTCGCCGCGCTTTCAGGTAGTTAGCCACGGCCTGCAGGGGCCACCCGGCACGCTCTCGGCAGAGATCCTGCAGCAGGTCAGCGAGGCCCGCCACGCCACCCAACAGCTCGGCAGCATGATGGCCGCGCTCACCCAGGAATTTACCTACTACGGCGGCAGCATCAGCGCCCAGGAGGACGACACCCCATGAGTTTTGACAACAACCTCGCCGCGCTACGCCAAGCCGTGACCCACACGCTGGGCGTGATCGACGGCAAGCTGCGCAACAAAGCCAACAAAACCGACGTGATGACGCCGGAACAGGTCGACCAGCGCATTCAAACGCTGATCGGAGCCGCGCCAGAAACCCTCGACACCCTGGCAGAGAGCGCCGAGGCGCTGGGCAACAACCCAAACTTCGCCGCCACCATCACCGAGCAGCTAGGCACCAAGGCCACCAAAACCCAACACGCCGCGCTGGAAGCCCAACTCAGCGAGGCCCTCACCGCGCTCACCGACGCCTTCACCCAAGGCGCGGCCACCATCCAAAACGCCACCCAGGAGACACCATGAGCCTAGAAAGCCAAATCGCCGCGCTCGTCAGCGCCGCCAACAGCCTCACCAGCCAGGTGGCTGGGAAGATGGCTCAAATTGACCAGAAAGTGAATCAGGCAACCGCCAGCGTACCAGGCACGCTTCGCGACTTATCCGGTAAGCGTTATCACATCGACAATGAAGTGGGTGACGATAGCAACGACGGCTCAGCAGCTCGCCCATTACGCTCAGCCGAAGAGGCGGCAAAGCGCGCCATACCAGGCGCTTATGTCGAGCTCTATTTTAAAGGTGGTCAGGACCATATTGTCCGATTCAGACAGCGGTGCGGAGTAAGAGTCGTCGGGTGGGAGAACGACACCAGAGGAAAGCCACGCCTCCACCCGGCTGGGTACGATTTCAGCAACGACACGACCCAAAAAATTCTGCAGGGCTTTGTCGATGTCGGCCCGTATATCGTGTTTAGTGGGGTCGATCTGCATTGTGATGATGCCGGTTATAACCCCAATGGCTCTCAATCGGTCAACACATTCTACTCCGCCATGGTGTTTGGTGATGCCTCCATCAAAATATTCATGAATAACGTAGACATTCGGCTGGATCACGTATCACTGACCTCCAACTGGGCAGGATACAGCCAGCGAGACTTGAGCATGAACAACACCACCATCCAACGTGCAGCAGCCTCCGGTGCACGACTGCTGCGTGATCGAAGCGGCTCTACCTCGACACTCCGGCTGGCCTGTAACTCGGTCACGTTGCTGGAAGGGATCACATGGCCTGACCTTATCCCTATCTATAACAACGGTTCCAACGTCTTATCCAACATTGCTATCCAATAAGGAGTACCCATGCTCATTGATAAAGTCGTTCTGGAAAACGAGACGATTTATGGCGTGGATACCGACGCCACGTCGATTCCAGTGAATCGTCTGATCTCCGCTGCGCAATTGCAGCTTTATAACCTCATCGACACCGCCGCCGGTAACGCCCGCGCCTCTTTCGTCTCCCCAGGCAGCTATATCGATCAGGAGTATC